TGTGGCATCCTTTGGCACCCGCGTTAACGGGTCTGGTTATACCAACGGAACCTATACCAACGTGGCCCTGTCTGGTGGTTCCGGCTACGGCGCTACTGCTACCCTGACCGTTTCTGGTGGTGCTGTGACGGCTGCTACCCTTGTCCGGGGTGGTCAATGGTACAAGGTTGGTGACACCCTGTCTTGTCAACTGATTGGCCCCGGTACCTTGTTTGCCCTTCCTGTGGCAACCATTACCCAAGGTTGATCATCATGGCCCCCAAAAAGAAAGGTCCGTCGATGCTGGAAAGTCAGCGTCGCAAGCTGATGATGCAAAAGATCGCCAAAGGCGGCGTTCAAAAGAGTGGTGTGAAGAAGCCAGCTCCTGCTGCTGGTCCCACAAAGGCTGATGCAAAATCTTGGCAAAAGATGAACCAACTCGGTTCTGCCAAATCCGCAAAGGCTGCTGAACCCAAGCCCCGGACTCCTGCTCCTGGTACTGGCAATGTCCTCAAGGCTGCCCAACAGTTTAGCAAAGACAAAGCAGCAAAAGATCGGCAAGTCAACCGTGGAGTGGCAGCATTCCGCGCCAAAATGAATCAATCAATGGTTGGCAAAGCTGCTGCTCTTGTCGGCGGTCTTCGTGGTGGAGCAGCGAAAGCCGTGGCTGAAACGGTTGCCCCTCGTCCTACCGCAAAGGGAACCCTCAAAGGTGGAGGAAGTGTTGGCCCCGCAATGCCTAAGCGTCTCATGGAACAGGGCTATGCTGCCCAAGAACGCAAGGCACGAACCAAGAACGAAGCCCGCAAAAAGGCTACTGGTTCCTCTTCCGCTACTCCTAACACGGCCAAGTCCTTTGACTCCGCGTTTAAGGATGCTCGTCGTGCCAAGGTTAGCACCTTTACCTGGCGTGGTAAGAAATATACCACCGAGATGAAATAATCATGCCCCTATCTAAAGGCAAATCTCAAAAGGCTGTGTCTAAAAACATCAGCAAGCTTTCCAAGGAAGGCTACCCAAATAAGCAAGCCATTGCTATTGCCCTTTCCAAAGCTGGGAAGAGCAAGAAGCGTAAATAGCCACCACAGGGGTCTAGGATCGTCTCCTTGGCCCCTCCACCCCACAATAGGTATCCTATGCCCAAACAGACCCCAGAGGCCCCTTCTAGGTCCATAGAGGAGCGTATCTCAACTTCATTCCCTGTTTTTCTTTCCCTTGTATGGAAGTCGCTAGACCTGCCTCCTCCAACAAGGGCCCAACTGGCAATGGCCCGCTACCTTCAACACGGAGGAAAACGCATCCAACTTCAATGCTTCCGTGGACTTGGCAAAAGCTGGGTTACTGCGGCATTTGTGTTGTGGAACTTGTTTTGCGACAGAGACAAGAAGATCATGGTTGTATCAGCCAGCAAACAACGTGCTGATGACTTTTCGATTTTTTGTCAGAAGGTAATTATTGATGTGGCGTGGCTTAACCATCTTGCCCCACAGGATGACGACCAACGTTGGAGTCGAGTCTCCTTTGATGTTGCCGGGGCACGTCCTGCTCAAAGTCCGTCCGTTAAAAGTGTTGGAGTGACTGGCCAGTTGACTGGCTCTCGCGCTGACATTTTGATTGCTGACGACATTGAAACCCCAACTAATTCAGCCACCGACATGATGAGGGAAAAACTCCTCCAACTTGTCACTGAGTTTGAATCAGTCCTAACACCCAAAAAGGACAGTCGCATCATCTTTCTCGGCACTCCTCAATCTTGCTTTACAATTTATAACTCGCTTAGGGAACGCGGTTATGTGCCAATGGTGTGGCCAGCTCGTTATCCAAAAGAACTAATTGGATATGAAGATATTCTTGCTAAGGAACTTCAATCTGATATTGCGGAACACGGACTTGAAAATCTAGCTTGGAAACCAACCGATACTCGCTTCTCGGAAATTAACCTTCTTGAACGGGAACAGAGCATGAGTCGGAGCAATTTTATGCTCCAGTTTATGCTTAATACGTCCCTGTCGGACGCCCTCAAGTTCCCCCTCAAGCTCAGCGACTTCTCAGTGATGCCTCTGGACCCCGGGAAGGGGCCTTCGGACGTGATTTGGGGGGCTGATAAGGAGACCCTCCTCGACATGCCCGCTGTGGCCCTTCCTGGCGACAGATGGCATCGACCCAAAAGTACACAGGAATACGTCCCATATAATCAAACGATTATCGCTGTTGATCCAAGTGGTCGTGGAAAGGACGAAACTGTTGCCGTAGTCCTGTCACAGATCAATGGGTTCATCTTTGTCAGGGACATGCTCGCCACGCAGGATGGCTATTCGGATACTACTCTTCGGGGCATCCTAACGCTTGCCCGTAAGTATGCGGCTTCTGTCTGTCTCATTGAGTCTAACTTTGGTGACGGGGCAATCATGGAACTCATGAAGAAACATGCCCAAGAAATGAAGGTTGGTATGATGTTTGAGGAGGTACGCGCTACCACCAGGAAGGAAGACCGCATCATTGATACACTAGAACCAGTGCTGAACCAGCATCGCCTTGTCATTGATCAAAAGCTCATTGACTGGGACTACCGCAGCAACCCCGAGATGGCCCCCGAGGAACGCCTTCCCCGTATGCTCATGTATCAACTGACACGCATGTGTCGGGAAAAGGGTGCCGTCAAGCACGATGACCGGGTTGACGCCCTAGCCCTTGGCGTGAAGTACTTTCAGGATATTCTGGCCATTTCGGCAAAGGAACAAGAGATAAATCGGTCCCGTGAGCAATGGCAAAATATGGTTGAGGGGTTCCTTTCTGCCCCTACCTTGGCCACCGATCTACTTGTGGCGGGAAGCACCTTTGATGACCCCATTACACAGGAGGAAGGGGCCATCGTTTCGTGGATTTCTCACCGGTAAAACGCTACCCGTTTTTTCGCTGAAACCCCTTGCTACGACTACCCTGGAGAGAAGGTGCCTATTATTACCCAGGGAAGTGGTGCTCCTTGGGTGTGGAAACAGCGGAAATGGGGGGAAAAGAAGGGGGGTCTTCCTCTTTCTCTTCCCCTCTGTGGCTGTTTCCAGACTAACCGTATCCCGTCAACCAACTGTAAACCCAGAGGAACGGGTACGGGTATGGACGGACGGACCCCCTCCGGGGGGTTCGACACAAACAGAAAAGCTAGTGTTTACTAAGCGAGCGAAGCGAGCGTCCTACTAGCCCAACGGGAAAACGCGACCACTGTCAATAGAAACAAGAAAAAAGACAAAAGGAAGACAAATGTTTCTTATTTATATTACTGTTAATATTGGAAGCGAAGCGCCCGTATATTACTGTTAATATTACTATTAATGTTCCTTAATAACAATAATTAACATTAATAACATGTTTATTACTGTTTTTATTCTTGTTTATTGTTCCTTAAACAGGATGTATTACGATAGGTAGTAATGTATCACATCCGACCTATCGCGATACAGCTGTTATAGAAAGAAAAATAACAATAGTAACAATAACACCAATAGTACAGATAGTACAGATAGTACTAGTACTACCGACACACACCACTGTTTACTCCTAACCATGGCACCCGACATCAAACAACCATTTGAACAACCGTATCCCTCAAACGTTCGTCTGATCTGGATTACCCCAGCAGCAGAACACACCATTGAGTATTGTGCTAGGGTCAGTAATCCAAAGGGGCAAAACAAGTTAGACACAACCGGAAAGTTGCTGCGCTACCTTGTTGCTAATAATCATTGGTCTCCCTTTGAGATGGCGAGTTGCTGCGTGGAAATTACTACCACTCGTGACATCAGCGCACAGATCCTTCGTCATAGGAGTTTTTCTTTTCAGGAGTTTTCCCAACGCTATGCTTCGACTGTTGATGGACTAGGTGGGCTGGAGATTCCGCATCTTCGCAGGCAAGACCTGAAGAACCGTCAAGCTTCCCACGATGACCTTACCAGGGAAGAGACACAGGCTTTTTACAGACGCATCTCTTCGTTGTTTGAAGATCTGGAACATCTCTACCAGGAAATGTTATCTTCGGGTGTCGCAAAGGAGTCAGCAAGAAAGATCCTTCCAATGAACAGTCCTACCCGGCTCTATATGTCGGGAACAATCCGCTCGTGGATCCACTACCTTTTGGTGAGGCGTGAGGAAGGGACGCAACTTGAACATCGTGTCATTGCTAACCAGATCTATCAAATTCTCAATAAAGAGATGCCTAACCTATGGGAAGTTATCGGGTAAGTGACAAGCTCCACTTAGTTGAGTTTCGTAAGTTCTATCTAGTAATGAGGAAGGGTTTGCCTGATTGGGCGGCCTTTCTTCTTCTTGGGTTCCTCGTGTGGGTTGAAGAAAAAACAATTAACAGACGAGTTATTAACACCATTGACGAAGCCCTTGAGGAATATGAACAGATTGATCCACCTACTCCTGTTGTGTCGCCTCCTGTTTATTCCGAATCGGGCAGTGACTTCTTTGACGAGATGCGTCTCACTGCCCCCTGGGTGGTCCAGGAAGACCCCTCCGACCCTCCGTAGGTGACATAGCACCTCCGGCCTTTCGGAGGGCCCCTCCTGAGGCTTACAGAGGCCACCATAAATTTCAACATAAATTTGTGAAGTCCATACGCATATACGGCGGCGCCAGAATCCCCCCATGGCCCCCCTACCTAGTACAAATCAACCATCCCCTGGCCCCATCGTGTCCAATTCGTGTCCAAACCGCTGCCCACGGGGCACAAACACTGTCCACCACTGGGTTGCGTCACTGTGCGATAGACAGATACGCAAGGATTTGGACAGGGCAAGTGGTACAAATGCACTATGTGCTACATATAACGCGGGCGCGTGTAGTACGCGTGTTCTTATTATCAAAAAATCTGTGCGATTCGCAATAACTCTTCCTTATTGAGAATGTTAAGAGATGTAGGTGATTCTCTGGTCTGGGGCCTGTCAGGCTATAGGTTGCTTGCAACGGGAAAGAACACCGGAACGACACCGGTTCACTCTCACCCGCTAGGTCAGCCGATCATCAGCATCAGCCAGCCGCACTTGTTACAGATCATGAACAACCTGCCATCCTGAGCCCTGATAGGCTGTAGGCTGAGCACCGAACCTAGACAACCCAATAACAGGCGCAACAGGCCAAGTAGGTCAATGCTGCCGCATCCAACGTTCCCGGTGAACCTTCAGGGACGGGTGTGGGTTAAAGCAACTGAAAGGGCGCGCCATTGCTGCATCAACCGCCCTAGCACGGCCAGCCGTGTCATGACAGGAATGTTATGTCTCCCACTTCGCTAGTGGGCTAGGGTATTGCCTGACACTGAGTTAGGCACACTTTATAACAACAATGTCCGTACATTCTGTCGGCGTTAATGTTGAGATCTTTCCTGATGAATTCTTACCCATCATGAAAGCTATTAAGTTTGCAATTTGTTCAGATGATTTCAAACAATTTGTTATCACTGATCAGGATCAACGTGATGCACTTGAATGTTTCCTTGACGCATTCAGTGATGTTGCATTGAATCACGCTGCTTAATTGTTAATTCAACCCAATCTAATTAACTATCATGGATGACCGCACATCGCAACAGATTCGTGATGACTTCGCCGAATTGTGGGAAGATCAAGTTATTGGCAAAGAGTATTTATTGCGGGCACTGTCTAACTATGTCAGCACTGATACCTTGGCTGAGTTTATGGATAACCTCGCAAATGAGAGGGTTTGAGTAATGAAAACCGCAACTTTCCGCATCACAACTAGTTACGGCAACATCCGTTGCTATCCTGTCAACGCTACTGCTAAGCTACTGTGTGACCTTTCTGGATTCAAAACATTATTGCCCAACACACTCACTATAATGGAGGATCTAGGCTTCACTTGCATTAATGAGATCAACGATTCCACGATCACCCACCAGATGCTGCATTAATCATGGATCAATTCAAGAATAATGATGAGTTCCTAGACTTTCTATTCTCAAAGGTTGCTCCTATTAAGGATTGTGTTGATCTTTGGGATGATGATAGTTGCTGTGATCATCTTGCCTTAGAATCTGCTTTTCAACTTTCTCTTTTCTGAATCACAATGACACGAGCCAACACTCGCCACATCTCCGGCATGTTACAGTTAGCCAGTCAAGTAGACATTCTTGATGGTATCCATTGGTATCAGCGAGCGTATGATCTTGCTGTTAAGTTCATCCACGCTTACGAGGGCCTCACAATGGGCCAAGCCGTAGGCGTGATTAGTGCCCTGAGCCCGAACAATAAGTGGGAACGTAATTGTATTGATGCTGAGGCTATGATTAAAACATGGCACATAGGTGGAGATTACAATGCGATTAAGGTTTGTACATTCAACAACAACAAAAGAAAGGCTATCGACATTCTAAGTTTGGATATGGAATCAGTAGACGCTGAGGCTATTCCTAACATCCTGAGTGGTCAGAAAGTTGTTGCATTCTATCGGTCAATCATGGGAGATAAGAATGCCGTTTGTGTTGATGGCCATGCCTACGCTATCTTTATTGGGGAACGAATCGCCACAAGCCGCACACCTAGTATCACACCTAAGTTGTTTGAAACCATTCAACGTGCCTATCAACTTGTATCTAAGAGATCAGTAGAGCTGTGCGGAGTAGAGTTATCTCCTACTCAGGTTCAGGCTGTTACTTGGGTAACCTATCGGAGACTGATTAAAGGATGACTTACCTTAACTGTTACGAACAAGATGAACTAGAAGAATGGCTAGACAAAGTAGAGGATTTAGCCTATGCTGAGGATGATGATGATGATTATGATCTCAAAGCAACTTACTATCCTGAGGAACTCAACTAATGGAAACTATCAACCTACGATTCACACTTGACGCTGAATGTCCTATTGAAGAATATTTAGAGGATGGTCTATGTACTGAGTACTTTCCTTTAGATGATCAGACATATCAAATCATTGTCAAGGATGTAGATGAGACGTTGATTGAATCAATGAATCCTGATGATCTTGCTGAGTTCTTTGGTATTGAGTCTGAGTTTGTTATTGCCGTGGAGGTGATACAATGAGTCACCTCAAAGGCATTCTATTGTTCCTACTCCCTCTCACAATTACTTATGCTATCGTCTCCGATCTTGGGAAGCCCCAACATAATTATCGTGCCCCTGATTCTATTGGTGTGTCTGATCAAGGTTTACAGAAACCTAATGTTAACTAAGTAATGGCAAGTTCCTTAAAGCAACAGGTAAGGGCTGCCATCAAACGTGGTGATACAGAACTAGCTCTTGAGTTATTGAGGGGACTAGAGAATCCAAAGCCACCAAAGCCGAAAAAACCTTCTAAGATGGATCAGCCTTATTATTTCCCATTTGTTTATTACAACTGATGTCATCATCCACACGCGATCCTGATTGGGATTCCTACCCACCTGAATTAAAAAGAGTTATTGACACCATCAAAAACTATGGTAGTGACGCTTTAGATGAGATGCAACGTATGTTAGTTGTACAAATCTTTAGGGTTGCTGCGATGACGGATGAAAAGAGGATCATTCACATCCGTAATAAGATTCAGGAGGCACACCTAGAGTATTGTTTTCGGTTACCAGCATTGAGGCGAAGTAAATGATTATTCCTTGGTCCTATTGGTTTAATGATGGGGCTTCTGGCTGTGTTATGGCGGGAAATAAAACAACTGCCATCATGACCATCTTGGAACTTAACCCATCAGAATCAGTCAACAATCTTTCCCTTC